GAAACTTCATTAGAGCAATCATTAATTGATATTAATGCATTCACTGATGAAAGAGGTTTAAAAATTGCAGCTAGAGGTGTGAAGTTAATCATCCCGAGTGAATTACAATTCACTGCAGAGAGATTAATGAAATCAGCTCAAAGAGTTGGTACTGCTGACAATGATATCAACGCGATCAATAACATGGGAATGATTCCACAAGGTTATGTGGTAAACAACTTCCTTACTGATACTGATGCGTTTTTCATCAAAACTGACGTGCCTAACGGTATGAAAATGTTTGTCAGAGCAGCTATCAAAACTGCAATGGAAGGCGACTTCGATACTGGAAACGTAAGATACAAAGCTAGAGAGAGATATTCTTTTGGATTCTCTGACCCTAGAGGTATGTTCGGTTCTCCAGGAACTGCATAATAAATACTTGTTAATAAAGTATTAATTATTTGGAAAGGCCCCTTTACTGGGGCCTTTCTTTTTTATAGAAAGGATGAACTATGACAGGAAAATATAAAATACAAATCTTCACAAAAGAATGGCAAACTAAGTTTGAACTAGAGACTGAAAGTTCAATGATAACCATCAAACAAGTCCATAAAGAAATTATTGACTATCTGGGAAAAAACAGTATAAACTGGGAGCCGAATAAGTTAAAGTACACTGGTACGAATAACTTCTATATAACCTATGAGGAGGTTAAAAATGGCTCAGGACAACATGGTGTTGTTCGCGAAGAAACTCAAGCTCGAGTCTAAATGGAACGAGCTGTTTCTTGAAAACGGCGGAATGGTAACACCAGAAATGTCAGTTCTTGGAGATGAGATTAAGCAAGTCATAAGATCTATCTTAAAGAACCAAGAGAGTCCTAGAAATATTAGAGATGGTGAAAATCATCTTTATGCTGGCTAACTAGGATATTTCTTCACTCAAAAGTGGTTTCACTTGACAAGGATACCTTGCACTCTTCAATAATCTAATATATAAATTAACTACTATACAAATAAATTGGTACAGACGCGTATAGTCGACGGCCTAGAGACTGTATCAATGTAAACTAGGAGGATAAAACTATGGCACAAACTACATTTACTGGTCCAGTAAAATCAATTAATGGTTTCATTGGAGCAGGTGTTGGAATGTCTGAAGTTGTTACTAGTGGTGCAGTTACTCTTGCATCAGCTGGTAAAATTTTAAAGATTGGTTCTGACACTGATGGTAAAATTACTTTACCTACAATCAATGACAATGCGGCAGGAGCAACTGATGAGAACGGATTAAATTCAGGTTCTACAATTGGTGCATCTTACACATTTGTTCTTGAAACAGCAGCTACTGACTTAGACATTAAAACTGATGGTACTGATAAATTTATTGGTGCAATCACTGTTGCTAGCACAAATGCTACAACTGCAGCAAATAATGTTTTCGTTCCAGCGGCAACTAACGATGTTATAACTTTAAATGGTACTACTAAAGGTGGCGCTATTGGAAGTGTTATCAAAGTTACAGCTGTTGATGATAACAAATATTTTGTAGAAGGTTTAGTTACACAAAGCACATCAGGTGCAAACGTAACTCCTTTTGCTGACGCGTAGTAAATAATTAAGTGGCTCCTTCGGGAGCCACAATTAAGGAGATATAATGAGCATGAAATCAGATGTTAAAGCAACGAGAATAAACAGTGATGGATTAGTTTTCGCAGGTAGAACAAGATTAAGAGGTATTGTTTTAGGTGCTCCAAATGCAACAACAGCTGCAGTTGCAGTTTGTTTAAATGGAACAACTGGAAATACTTACCTACAAGTTGATGCACCTGCTGGAGATGTTTTTGCATTAAATATTCCAGAGGATGGAATTTTATTTGAAAACGGAATCTTTGTAACTGATTTAGTTGGTACAGCAACAGTATTATACGACAAGTAGGAGGCTAAATGGCTAATACTACTTCTGGCACAACTACTTTTGATAAGACTTTTGCGATTGATGAAATCATAGAAGAAGCTTATGAAAGAATTGGTTTACAACCTAATGCCGGATATGACATTAAAACAGCAAGAAGATCTTTAAATATTCTTTTTCAAGAATGGGCCAATAGAGGATTGCATTATTGGGAAATAGCAAACAATTCTATTACACTTGTTCAAGGTCAATCTGAATATACAATGTTTAGATCAACGTCTGATGGAACATCAGATACAACAGCCGTTTATGGTGTTGATGATGTATTAGAAGCAGCTTACAGAAATTCATCTTCAGTTGATTTTCCATTAACTAAAATTTCAAGAAGTGAATACCAGTCTCTATCAAATAAAACAGATCAAGGGACTCCGACACAATATTTTGTACAGCGATTTATTGATAAAGTAACCATTACATTATATCTTACGCCTGGAAGTACAGAAGCAGGAAATTTTATAAATTATTACTATGTTAAAAGAATTGAAGATGTGGGTGATTATACTAACGCTACTGATGTTCCTTATCGTTTTGTTCCCTGCATGTGTGCTGGTCTTGCTTATTATCTTTCTCAAAAACGAGCTCCTCAAAGAACACAAGAATTAAAATTATTATACGAAGACGAATTACAAAGAGCATTAGCTGAAGATGGTTCTTCATCTAGTTCTTATATAACCCCAAAAACTTATTATCCAAATGTCTAATACTGCTTCAGGAAAATATGCTAAATTTATATCTGATAGATCAGGGCAAGAATTTCCATACAAAGAAATGGTAAGAGAATGGAATGGTGCAAGAGTTCATATTTCTGAATTCGAACCTAAACATCCACAGCTTGAACCCAAGCCTCACACAGCGGATCCACAAGGTTTAAGAAATGCAAGGCCTGCAAGAACAGAACCTGCAACAGAAAATTTGTTACCTGCAAATCCTATTGGAACAGCAACGAATTCTTCAACAGTGACTATTACAGAACCTTCTCATGGTAGAAATATAGGTGATGTGATTGAACTTAGAAATGTAGATGGTAGTCCAGGTGGTTTAGCATTTACGACTTATGAAAATTCATTTGTTATTCTTTCTGTAACTACAAACAGTTATACCTTTAATTTAAATACAACAGCTGCTATAACAGAAAATTCAGGAGGAGCGGTCGTGACAGCTGGACCGGTTACATTAACACCATGACTTATGCAGAATTAGTAGCTAAAATTAGAAATTACACAGAAGTAGATTCAAATGTATTTGATGCTACGATTGTAGATGGTTTTATATCTGATGCAGAATTTAGAATATTAAGAGATGTTGATTCTGATAATAATAGACAATATGCTCAAGCTGATATTATTGCAGGTCAAAGGTATGTTAATACACCACTTATTTCTGATGAAACTTTAATTATAAGATCCGTTCAAATCACTAATTCTACAGGTGGAGCAGATAACTCCAGCCGCGCGTTTCTCGAATACAGAGACGTGAATTTTATATCAGAATACAATGGAGCGGGCAGCCAGGGACTTCCTAAATACTACAGTTATTGGGATGAAAATACGATTGTCTTGGCTCCAACACCGGATCAAAATTATAATATGCAAGTAAATTATAACTTGAAACCAACTGGATTATCGTCTAGTAATACAACTACATACTTAAGTAATGAATTCCCAAATGGCTTATTGTATGCATGTCTTGTCGAAGCTTACGGGTTTTTAAAAGGACCTGCTGATATGATCCAATTCTACGAAGGAAAATATAAGCAAGCTCTCGAAGGATTTACAGTAGAACAAATGGGAAGAAGAAGACGAGATGAATACACAAGTGGTTCACCTCGACTTCCTAAAACACAATAAGGAGAAAACATGGCTATAACACAAGCAGTCGCAAACGCTTTTAAAAAACAGTTGTTAGAAGGTGATCATGATTTCACTCAAACAACAGGTGATAAATTTAAATTAGCTTTATATGTTTCTACTGCAACATTAAACTCAAGTACAACAGCTTACAGTGCATCAGGTGAAGTTGGAAACTCAGGTCAGTATACAGCAGGTGGAGGAGCGTTAGTTAATAACGGAACTTCAGTTGCATCAGGTGTTGCAATTGTAGACTTTGCTGATTTATCTTTCACGGGTGTTACTTTAACAGCGAGAGGAGCTTTAATTTATAACACTTCATCTGCTACAACCAATGCAGCAGTTGCAGTTTTAGATTTTGGTTCTGACAAAACAGCGACTTCAGGAACATTTACAATTCAGTTCCCAGCTTTCACAACTTCAGCGGCAATTCTAAGAATTGGTAACGCATAAGGAGTAACTCCTTATGGCCAATATTGGATGGAATGCTGATCTAGCCTGGGGTGCGAACTCTTGGGGGGATCTTTCTGACGTTTCCGTAAGCTTAACAGGTATTGGTTTAAATGTTGCACAAGCTAGTGTAACCACTACAGAAGAATTAAATGCAGGTTGGGGAAGAGAAACCGGTTGGGGTACGCTTGACTGGGGTGATAATAGTTTATCTGTTCAAATTCCACTTACTGGCCAACAACTTAATATTGCTCAAGGTAATGAAGCTACACAAATTGATGTTACACCAAACATCAGTGGTGAAGCATTAAATTCTGCATTAGGTGCAGTTGATCCAGAACCGGATGAATCATTGGTGGGTCAACAAGTTAATCTTGCACTTGCAAGTGTCACTGCATTTACAGATGTTTCATTTAGTATTACAGGATTAGGTCTAACCATTGCTCAAGGTGATGAAGAAGTTGATAATATTACTTTTGCTACACCTTCGGGTCAGCAGTTAAATACAGCAGAAGGAGAAGTTGTTGTTGGTGGTATTGCAAATGTTCCTGTTACCGGTGAACAATTAAATTTAAATACTGGAAATGTATCTTTTAGTATTACAGGAAGTGTTATCCCTACAGGATCACAAGTTAATATAGCTCAAGGAACTGCGGTTTTAGATGCAAATACCATAGCATCAGTTACAGGTCAGCAACTTAACACAACAACTGGAACAGCTACATTTACGATATCTGGCTCTGTACAATTAACAGGAAATCAGGTAAATATAGCGCTTGGAAATGAAGTATCTCAAGTATGGACTATCGTTGACACAGGCACAACTGTAGCTTATACTGAAGTTTCTACCGGATCTAGTGTTAGTTGGAACGACATTGACACCGCCGCATAAATTATATAATTATTACAAAATAAGGAATTATAAATGGCATCTAGTTATTCTACAGATTTAAAACTCGAACTCATGGTCACTGGTGAAAAAGCCGGTCAATGGGGAGATATTACAAATACAAACTTAGTTATTTTACAACAAGCAATTGGTGGTTATCAATCGGTTGCAGTTACTAATGCAACAACAGGTACAACTTTTGCATTTACAGATGGTGTTACCTCTAATGGTAAAAATGCGGTTATTGAATTAACAGGAACCATTACAACTTCAGTTAATTTTATTGTTCCAGATGGAATTGAAAAAACATATATTTTAAAAAATTCTACAAGTGGTGCACATGATGTTGTTGTTAAAACAACTTCAGGAACAGGCGCAACTTTTGATACAACAGATAAAGGTTACAAACTTGTTTATTCAGATGGAACCAATGTTGTTGATGTT